ATAATAACAGGCATGAGGTTTATCGAATACTGAAGAATCGGCCCAAGCCGTACGAGGTAATGAACCTGTTGTCCAAATAGGTCTTTTAGTACTAGAATCTAAATAGTTATAAGTTACTACCCGATCCACGACATTAGACCCTGAACTACAATAAAACCAACTGACTTCTCCAAAGAGGTTATTCAGTCCAGCATTAATTAAATTTCGTGGTGTAGAGTTTAAGCCTTCAAAAACATGGTCTTCTACTAAGCATGGCATCGATTGAAGTTGACCAGAGTATTGAAAGAAACCATTTTCTGACATCCAGAAAGCAGTCCCATCCACTTCCATGCAAGCATTCTTTCCTATTAATCCGCAGTTGGTTCCTACGTGTTCAAAAGAAAAGGTAAACGGTTGACCTACAAAACGCATTAAGAAAAGAGCTGAATCCGTCCAAATATAAATAGCATCCCGACCTCGAATGGCTCCCATAATTTTAGAACCTTGGGCAAGTCTTTGTGTTCCTGCTGTATTCGTTGAGGTTGGTGTGTAATCACTTAGCGATTCCTGGTCCGAGAACCTTATAAACATCGCATCTTGAGAGGTTGTCGTTCCGATTGTTGTTTCCGTTCCAAAGAAAATTAAATGACGATCTGTTGGGGATACCAACATGTGTCTGGAAGCTGTAGGGGCTCCACTAATAATCGTTGCTCGTGTTCCCGTAGGATTGGTTGCCGCCGCATCCCATTCAAAACATGCGCCGTTATAAATTAAAGCAATCAGTTTAGTCCCATAGTTATCTAAAATCCACATTCCTGGTTCAATCGTAAAGTCAGCGGAAGACGCCTCCCCCCAAGCCACATAGTCTGAAATATCAGTGACGGCTACGCCTGCGGTGTGAGTTGCTTTCGTCGTTCCGTTTACTCCTCTCGCTCCTCCACTTAAGGTGTTGGTTGAAGTATCGTTAGCGGTAAAGCTAATATCCTCTGTCCCTATTCTAATTTCTCCAGAAGTAGGAAAGGCTGCTGTGTTAGTTAGAACCACATCCGTTGTTGTGGTGTCTGATAAAGTAGTTGCCAGAGTTGTTGTTGCTGGACCTGAAGCCGTTCCCGACCATTGACCGGTTCCCCAGCCAAAGCCTCCTAATTCTTGAGCAGGTCCCACACTATAATACGTTTGAGCTCTACAACTTCCTACTGCGCTCGTTGTTCCTGAGGCGTTACTCGTCATCGTAATGGTAATGGTAGTTGCTGTAGGAACCGAAGTTGCCATAAATTTTTTATCTTCAAACGCAGCATCATTGTATCCTGAACCCGGAGGTGCAGTGACGGTATCTAAGAGAACAATATCATCTTCCGACATTCCATGAGGACTCGGAAAGTTAATAGTCACCGCAGGGTCGCCGCTCGTGGTTGAAAAAGTACAACTGGTAATCGTATTTTTAATAGGGGTAATGTCATAGTACTGACCCCCTGAATAAACATATAACATTCGGTTAGTTCCTATGGCTGCGTATTTAATACCAGCATTATCATCAAAATGGTGTAAGGCTCTGCCGGCTCCTGTGAGTTTATCCTCACCGAGTTGTTGCCAGCCGCCTATCTTTTCAGGAGTTCCATACCGAAAACGTACATAGTCCCCTCCTGTCCACTGCGCTTCGGCACCGGTAGAGGTAACTTGTTTATTGAATCCTGGTAAAAATCCTACTTTTTGTAACATAGAAAAATCCGTTTAGGATACAATTATACTATATTTTTGGGGATATCAACTATTTAGGAATGCCTAGCAGAGGGCGTTTATCGTACAGATTAGTCTTAGCGAAAGGTCCATTGGCATGATTATAATGCAGGAATACTTGAGAACAAACATTGCCTTGAAAAGGTTCTCGCCAATGCTCGAGTTCACACCCTGCATAAATAAGCATGTCTCCTACTTTTAAATCGACTTGAACTCCTTTGGGAGCTCCAGGTTTATGAATATTTTTATATTCATCAACGACAAAATCGCCTCCTGTAGGATCTAGAAAAATAGGCCATTCGTCTCCTCCTAAATGTAAAGTCGTGGAGATCTCACAGCTGGGTCGATCTTTGTGTCGTTTTAAAATATTTCCTTTTTCATAGAGACGTGTATACGAATACGTAGGAATTAAATCCATCCCTGTTTTTGCTTTCATAACAGGACGCATATACTGAAGTAATGTCTCCATAACCCAGTCTGCATATCGCGAATAGGCTCCAGGAATTTGGGGATCTTGTCTTGTACCTACAAAAGGATTAGCAGGATTTATTTTATTATTGTTAAACATCCAATCTACGGCATCTCTTTGCAGCATCATATAATTAAAGATAAAGTTTGCCAGCTCTTTGGAAAGCGCTTGTCTAATGACTTGATATTTTTTTGTTTTAAAACTCATTGACGCCTCATCATAGGGACCGGATAATGAATGGGGACCCCTCCTTCTCCTACCACGGTGATAAAAAAAGTAATTAAAGTTAAACGATCCTCTTTCTCTGTACCATAATTCTCAGCTCCATGCCATTGATGGCCATCAAAAAGAACTAATCGATTAAAATTAGAATGGAGGTCTACACTCTTTTCAAAAACATCATTAGCCTTCTTTCTCCATTGTTCCTGTGAGGAGGGTGCTTTGAGATCTTTAAAGAATTTTCTTTTCTTATCGGTGTAAAGAGCATCAGAAGAGAAATGTTTAGGTTTATAAAGGCTTGTTCCACTCTTCGGATGACGACTTAAATAAATAATTGCAGTAAATTCACTGGTATAATCCCGATGAATCCATCCACTTTTACCATATGTTTTGTAAGGAATTTTTTGAAAAAACTGAAGAGCATTCCATTTAATCTGGTGAATGTTCATAGGAAATAATAACGTCATTATTTTTTTAGTTGACCAATCAAAAAACGGTTTATCCGCTTTATCTAATTGAGGTGATCGTGTCCCTGGCCAATGATGATCTTCCGCTCGTTTATACGTCAGTTGTTTAGAAAAATTTATAACCTTATCGGGATCATCAAAAAAATTATCAACGATTAAAGTGGGCCACATCATTTATCCCCTCTTCCCGTCTTTATCTATTTGAATAAAATTGAAAGAAACAGACACACGCCATCCCTTTTCTCCTTTTTCTTTAGACTCATTGATTTCTACCCCATGAGGTAGCCATGCGGGAAACATAATCATTTGTCCTTCGATGGCTGGATAAAGTACAACTCTCCATAAAGCTCTGGGTAAATTTGGCATTCTTCTGGGTAGAACAATATTAGGTCCAGGTCTTGGATCTTCAACAAACAGTCTTCCTGAATTTTTAGGGACTTTTACATAGTAAACACCCGACCATTGAGAGTTGGGGTGAATATGTTGCAGATTATAGGCACCAGGATAGTTAATATTGGCCCACATATTGCCGAGTCCAGGCTGTGGGTTCATCCCATAGTCTTTATAGATTTCTTCCTGCATAGTGAAGAGTTCAGTAGTCAAAGGTTCATACTCTTTTTTAAAATTCATATCGGTGGGACTGTGCCAGCCACCGCCCGCATTGGTTTTTTTTTCAGTTTTATCTTTTTTACTCCAAGCTTTAATAAGGGGGTATAAATACTTATTTAATTTTTGTGGATCCTTAACCATTTTCATATAAATGGGAGTCGGGAATAAAATTTCTCGGTTCATTTAAAGGGAGGTCCTCCGAACCACATCACCAACGAGCGTCTAACCCCTTTCTTAACTTTGCTTACTCGGTGACGAATCATGCTACAAAAGAAAATGGCTTGCCCTTGCAAGAGTTGAGGAGGTTTATTACCTTCTGTCATAAATTCTAAATCCCCGCCAACAAACTCGGAAGGATCAGAAAGTAAAATAGTCATAGAAATTTTTCTAACCGGAGGTTCAAAACGACAATTCACTTCAGCGTCCATATGCCAGTCATAAAATCCCCCTTTAGGATATTCGGTAAATTGTGCAACTTCGGTAAGCTGCATCCCATCAAAACCAAAATGATTTCCATTGACTTGACGCATCGTTCGTTCAATAATTTTATACATCTCGGGCATCGCTTTAAAAGGAATCCAGCTGATCGTGGTAATTCTTTTTTTAGTGTCGTAACCTCCACCGGGCTTATCTTTCTGTCCTACCTTCGCTTCTTCTGCTTTTTGCTGATGACCCATGTCAATAATATTCTGACACTGTTCCGGACTAAAGATAGGCCCTACCGTATTAGCCATTAAAGATTTCCATTTGGGTTCAAATAACATTATCCAGCCGTCCTTGAAGCCACTGAATCATAGGTAACATCGCAATTACAAACCAGTGTTCTTCTTTTTGCTTTTTTATTGGTAAAAGGATAAACGACATGTCTCACATCATAAGGAAAAACATAGAAGTCTCCTATTGTCATGTTCGGAGAATAGTCAGAAGTTACAAATTGACCATTAGCACTTCCTAATATCTGAAGTTGTCCATTCATCGGTTGATCTGGACGAGCCGGTTCTGGACCCATATCTTTGGGAAGTTTAAGAATCATCACTGAAGA